GTCGCCGTGTCGCTAAAAAAACGGCTTCCTTTAGTACGGTTGCATTTAGCACATATAGCAGCAAGGTTGTCATCACTAAATACATCACCACCTTTTACTCGTGCAATCAAATGATCTACTTGATCAGCTTGGCCACCACAAACATAACATTCATACCCATCACGCTGCAGTATAGATAAGCGTTTGTTTTTCCACTTCTTTGTACCTAGCACCTTCTGTTTAGTACTCATTAGTGCCAACCGTATTTATCAAGATGTTCAGCGGCCATGCACGCATTAGGCTCTTCATTAACATAACCATATCTACTACCAATATAGCGCATAGACCAAACGATCTGTTCCTTGGGTGTAAGCAGCAACACCTTATGGTTACGCATTTGCGCTAACCCATAGTGACTACCGTTTTTAGCTTTATAGTTCCATCTTGACTCTCTTGTAATTAGGTAGTTGTAACAATCAAATTGATCATAAGTTTTAAATGCGTTATATGCATACAACTTTAAATTAGGTACTGAGTTATCAGCGGAATAAGCTTTATTAAGGCTTAAGATTTGGCATACAAATAGAGCGGTGACTACTAGCGTGCACCTCGCGAGCTTGCGCCGATGGCGCTCGCGTTTTCGCCTTAAGGTCGAATGCGAACTAGAGGGTAGCATTAAGATGCAAGTCCATTAACATAACCGCAGGTCACACGGCGTGGCGAGGTAAGGCACAATGTCATCGAGATTAAGCCAAACCTCTAAGTATCCGCCGGTAATCATCGGACCCTTGTAAAGTCTGCCTTTTTCATAGCTGCTACAGCTCGCTCGCCCATGCCTACAAGTACACAGCTCATGAATATACCTTTTAAACCTTCTGTTTTGTGCACAAACTTCAACTTAGGTGGCAGCATTGATACACCGTGCGCTTCATTCCATAGTCTGATAAATGCATTGGATTTAGATACTTGTACCAACATGATGCCATTGCTATGGGCCAAGAACTTATCAATAAACGGGCTAGGCTTGCTATAAGGTGGATTACACCAAACAAAGCCATACCAAGGTTGTACCAGGCCATCGGCTTCTAGATCGTAATGATCTTTAGCTGGTAGCCACGGCACACCACCAGTAGGCGCACAAACATCTAGGTCATAAGATTCGCCTAGCGCTTCAAATATCCAGTCAGGTGTGTAATAATCATTGTTTTCTTTGTAACCCGGAGCATTGTGCCCTCTTCTTACGATCGCCATTACTTCTCCTTTATTAGTGCACAAGTGTGGCAGCCCACGGTGTTGAACTTCCAACTACCACACTTATCGCATCGGATTATGTCCGAGTCAGGTATAGTAAGCGCTTCGGCTATGTTTTTCACGCCGACACACCCACAAGCCATGCACTGATACGCTTTAAATCCCTCTGGCGTGTTTAATTTATCTAACCAAAGGAACTCAGTATTGCGTTTACATCCGTTACACTTGAATTCTGTGTGCACTATGCTAACATCCCTATTGCCTGGTATGGCATTGAGTACAAACCAAGAAATTACCACTATGTATCAACCTGTCGTCATTACAAGCTATACATAAGTCATTAGAAGGTTCAAACTTTACCTGGTCGTTCTCTATGCGCTCCAGGTAAGGTCCGCCTCGTAATATTTCAACGTAACCCATCATTCACCTCCTTTGCCCGGCTCTGAATCATCTGGCCAATACCACGTTCCAGCGGCAGTAAGTTTTGCCCACTTGGCATCGCATTGATCTGGCTTTGATGCGCTGCATACATATCCTGCGTAGGGTTTGTTAGTACCTTTGGCAATTCCTTCTTTCTTTACCATATTGCCGTGCCGACAAGTAAAGCCAACACTAACCACTTCACCGATCTGAGTAATGCTTTCACCAACAGACCACTCAATAGGTACAGGCTCGTTGCCAGTATCTTTAGATTGTTCGTTAACAATATGAAGCGCATGCTCCATTGCAGCCGATTTAGATCCTGGTCGGCCATATTTAGGTTTGAATGCTTCTGCTTCTTTAGCATTTACTGAGGCCATTTCCTCTCGGCTTGGGCGTTTGCCTTTAGCTGAGAGACCCGAGTTGCTAATTGCCCTACCAATTGCGCTTGTTTCGCAGTTAGGTAAAGCAAAATTTGCATTAACCCCTCTATCACTAACAGTCTCACTCGCAAGCCCAGTAGCACACGGCTTGAGATCTGCTTCTGTTTTGAATAGCCTACAAACAACAATGAATCTAATGTTTGTGGCCTCGATAATTTCTGTTTCCACTCTTCCATCTGGATATAACCCCCACCATTTATGTAGTCGTTCATCAACTGTCTCGTACTGACTTAAATCAAATGCCATTATTCTCCAGCCCTCCATTCAAACTCTCCGTCTTTCTCGGCTTCAATGCATAGCTGGTAAATTGCCATGTATGCACAGATGTCCACGATACTGTCCTCGTGTCCAGGACTTTCAGCCAGCCTCGATATTTTCTGCAGAACGTTAATAATCGGTATGTCGTGAGGCATGATTGGAAAGTCAATGTATGCACTGACCGATTTTGCGATACGCTCCATGTTATAGATTGCGTGTCCATAGACAACTCCTCGTTCATGCACAAGTGCCGTGGCATTATTAAACAGCTTTTCAGTTGTTGTTGGCATCAGTTTTATTTTCTATCATACGGCGGTGCATATCCCAACCGTCTTTGCGGCCACGCCAGTAATGCGTTTGTTTTGCGTTTTGTAATACACCGTAAGCCCAGATTATTGCAACCATAGATGCGACCCACCATAAACCGGCTTCTTTTAGTGTCATGCGCTTACCAACTCGTCATTAAAATGGCAAGGACTAGCATAATTAGTTAATATTACCCATCCACCAGATTCGTCGGAATGAATGCTGAACTGATTTGCAGTTAAGAAAGACTCTGCCATTTTCAATGCTGAGTATTCATCAAACCAGTATGCATATTCCCAGTTGAACTTTGGGGTTGGATCAAACCTATCGGCCTGCGCTTCCCAGTCAATTCCTTGCCACTTCATTGAACTGACCCACAAGCGCTCAAAATCAGCTGCGGTCATATCGATTTCTATTTTCATTTCGTCACCAAGCTATCTGAGTGAACCTTTACACATCTACTACACACCCAGGTTGTAAATACTTCGCCATTGTCGTAGCGATATTGCTTTTTAAAGGTCCTGTCGGTGCTAGTTCCACACATTGGACATTCTTGTAGCTTCATTTTTAGCCCTTTCTTTGTGTCAGTATTTCTGGCACAACAGAAGTATGGCATTTGTGTACGACTTTGTGGATAGTTTTAGAGAGTATTTGTATAACGATTAGGTAACGATTTACCTGTAGTGTTTGCCCAATGCTGTGAATGAGCCATCCTTAGGATCGATAGGCACCAACGTGGGTGTTAGTGTCTTTCCTTCGGCTTCTAGTATAGCAAACCCATTCTGCCAGTTCGCGCTGTTATAGCGAATATAGCCGGCTTTCTTTCTATCCATGAGGTTTCCTACCTCTACCCCATATAAGGCCCTGTAGTGCCCGTTTACGCCCTCTGAATAGGCACTCATTCCCAGCCTGTGGCTATGTCCTGCCAAAACTGATTTACCAAACTTCTTGGCTAGGTTAAGGGCCGTAATACCGGCGTGCTGGCTCATACTGCCTTCGTCTCCGTGGCAGAGTACCCAGTCGGGGTGAAACTCGTAGGCTTTGCGGTGGTAAGTCATTCCCATATCCGCGAACCCCATAAAGGCAGGGTATTGTAGCTCGGGTAGGTTAATTAAACCCGGTACTTTTAGAAGAGTGCTGTATAAGCGATCAGTATGATTGCTGCGGATAATATGCATTTCTGGACTGTACTCACCGATGTCCCAGAGTATTTGCTTACATAGTTCACGATCCGCGTGTAGATCCTCGCTATAAGCCAGAGGTGTGCCTTCGCTCCATTTGCTAATCGATTGAAAGTCAATCTCATCACCAACCACCAATACAGAATCAAACTTTTCTCGCCTCGCTAACTTGATTATATTCTTTACCGCAGAGTCCAATTGGTATGGGACCTGAAGGTCTGAAATTACTAACCAACGCTTAATCGTCATCCGTTTCTGTAGGATCTAATGTTGGAATGATTGCATCGGGTTTATCGTTAGCAATCCAATCAGGTAGAGAATTAGGCTCTTGCATAAAGAACCACGCAATCTCGTTACTGAATCCAGCCTTCTTTGCAGCCTTATAAATCTCATGTTTGGTAATCATAAAGACATCAAGTTTAGATAATGGATCGGGTGATTTGCGCACCACTCGTCTATTGACTTTCTTGCGCTTGCGTGTGGTAGCCATAGGGGAATTATTGCTTACCAATTAGAATAAATAGATCATCAACACGCTGTTCTAATCGAGTTAATTGATCCTTCATACTGGAGCCTCCGTTGGGCCTTAATTCGTTTAACCAACCTTTAACTAGGAAACGCAAGCCGATCAGCACGCCTGATAGCACGGCGATAACGCCAGCCCCAAAGGATGCCCAGTCCGCCGGACTCATTTTTTAGGAGTTGCATAGCCAAACACTCCAGCTAGCACCGCCCATAGTACGGCGCGATAATCTGCTGCGAAATTGGATGCTGCCCAGGCTGATAGAAATGCACCAGCGGTCAATACATAAGGATTTTTCATATTCATATTTTTCCCCCTATAAGTGGAATTTGGAAGTAGGTATTATCTTTATCGCCCAGTTTTGTAAAACTAACGTGTATGTGGTGATCGTGCCTGTTTATGCCTTTATAGTCGCGCCAGGTCCAACCGGCTTTGGGACTTGCTATTTTGCCTTTATGAATTATGTAAGCCAAGCGTTTATCGGTTTCTGCATGATCCCTGAGCTGGTCAGCAAGATAGAGCGAGAGTCCTTTTTGGACACCCAAGTCAGAATCAATATCAATGGCTCGCACGCATCCATCGATGTCTGGATTGTGATCCGAGACTCTTGCGGAATGGCGAGAATCACCCACCCATCCATCACTTTTACGATCCCGATCCGGGAACCAATCATCGATCTGCTCCCTCAGCTGTACGCCAGCCTTGCATAACCAAGGTGTCAATTTATTGTTGCCATTACCATCATGTTTGCAGTACCGGATGAGACAATGCCATAAAGAGCTTCATTATCTGATAATTGCATAGTTAACTTATCGCCATTATCCATGCGGTATCCAGTACCTGTAGTTACATCTGAATTGCCTAAATAAATAGTTCCAGATGATGAATGAAGATAAACAACCTGATCTGCTCTATTGGCTGTAACCAATAATGTAGCTGTAGTTGTTACTGTTTTTTGTGATGTATTAGGCAAGTAATAAATCCGCTTCTTCTTGAGTAATACCTAGTTTTTTTAATAATGCTGTTTTGGCAGCATTTCTTGTTTGAAGTTCGGCTTGTTTAATTGCTTCGGTTGCATTGTTTGCTTCGTACTGTGCAAACTCTGCATCGGTCATTTCCCGATCAATTACTTCATCTATTTCTGTGTTATGTATTCTTATCATTGGTTTACTCATTAGTTGACTCCATATACTCTGACAGTACCTGTTGAAAAGTTGCCGCCATTTGTTGTAAAAACTAAAGATTGTATTGAGGTATTATCATTAAAATAACCTTGTGAAATAGTGGTAACATTTCCAGAACCTGATTGGTAACCACTAATCATATTATATGTTTTTGGTGCAGTTGTAGAAGCGTAATTGTAAAAATTAAATGACCAAAAATTGTCTGTGTTAGCAAACGATTTTATTGTATATGTCATGTTAATATTAGTATCAGCTTGATAACGATAACCTACAAAACCCGAACCTGTCCCGTCTGTACTGCTATTAACATAGGTCATTTTACTTGTTGAGTTATTAGGAATACAGAAAATCTGATTAGCGGCACTTGCGTTTGAAATGCCCTGCACCTCTACATAGAGATTTTTGTAACTTCCTGAAATAGAACTAATTGTAGTTGAAGCACCTGAAAGAGTAGTAGTTGATAATAAAGTCATACTACCACCGCCACCTGCCGCCGCTGCCCATTTCATACCTGTTGCTTCGGCGCTGTCGGCAGTTAATAAATAACCATTTGTTCCAACAGTTAATTTACTAAAAGTGTCCGCACCTGTTCCAACAACTAGATCACCCTTGGCGTCTATTGCTGTTGCCATTGAGTTAGTAACTGTTACTGTGCCTGAAGTTCCACCACCGCTAATACCTATGCCTGCCGTTACGCCTTCAATATCACCTGTTGCGCCTGATGCAACCCAAGCGCTACCTGAGTAATACCATAAAGAATTTGTGTCTTTAGTAAAAGCAAATTGTCCTTGAGCTGGTGCGGTAATTGCCGCATCGCGAGCTGTTGTCGTTGCAAAGACTAGAACACCTTGCATTAAATAACCATTTACATCTGGTGCTGTTAAAACATCACCTGTTGCAAAGGTTTTAAAACCTTGTCCTGCTGCCATTTGTTACTCCTTAGTAGCTTAGTGTATTAGTTCCTAATAACCCATACAAGCTAGATCCAATTATGAATCCATCTATTATAGGCTCTAGAGTGGTAAAAGTTGTCTTCCATGAGTTTACAGATATTGAGTGTTGAACGCCGAATACCTGCAAATTCTTGGTAATGCTAGATGTGCCTACTACAGCAGGCTGGGTAGTAGTAATGCTAACTGGGTCAAAATAGTCAAGATCTAGAGCTGCAATAATGCCTGTACTGTAATTAGCAGCATAAAGGTCTAAGGTCATAGCATCGCATCGAATTGTAGTTTCAGCTCTAGAAGCCACATAGGCCAAAGCATAATTTAAAGCTTCGGTTGTACTTTGCATCAGTAGGTCATTTTGGGTATAAGAGTGAACAAAATACTTGGATATGGATGCCGAACTTATGGCAGTTTGAGTGGCTAATCCAGTAGCTGTTATAGCAGCTTGATTAACTACTTGAGCATCATTAAGAAGCCACATAGCGTTAAAGTATGAAATGTTTGTGCCATTGTCATTAAATACAACTGGAGTATTGGCAGGAGTACTTGCACAATAATTTCTATTTTTAAAAGTTGCCACGCCATTAGGGTCAATATAAAAAGCACCATACTCGGTAGTTTGAACAGTTTGGATAGCGGCTAAAGCACTTCGTTGAGTTCCCGGATCTGCTTGAACTGTTGTATTGCCTGTTTGTATAGACCTAAGAGATGTAGGCCAACCAACCTGATCTAAAATTTTTCCAATTCTTGTGCCACCATCTTCACCGGCTACAGCTCCAGTTATTGTAGTTACTAAAGCATTTGAAAGTAATCGCATTCCATCAATAGCAGTTATTGTTGTATAAACTACTTCTCCTGTATTTTTAGGTGTTACTGTATTGTATCCGGTAATGTAACCGCTAAAAATAGGATAAGTGGTAGAACCATATGTAGCAGTAATTTGAACCTTACGCATGGGTGTCAAAAGGTTATAATAAGGGCTGGATGTATTTTGTGGATTAAAATCACCGTTTTGATCTACAATCCGCATAGTTAAATTGCCAGCTTGAAATTGATCAGCAGATGCGTTACGGCCTCTAGATGTTGTAATTGCATCTAATTGATCTGATACATCAACAATTACAGATGCTGCATCGGCAAGAATGTTTGTGCCTAAAATACCTTGGCCAAGAATAAAAGCTTGACCAAAACTAGCTCCGGTACTGAAATTTATAAATGCATTAACTGTTGGGATTGCCATTAGCCACCACCAAAGCCATAGCCACCAGGGGCTAGTGAGTAACCACCTTTTTGCAAATCAATGTATGTTTGTTGAATTACTTTAGTCAAATTAGAAGGATCTATCATGCTTGAAGCATCAATGTTAACTGTAATGGTTTGTCCAGCAGCTTGTTGAGCGGCTAATTGTGATTGAAAATATCCAACAGCTTGAGCAGTATATCTAGCACTTGAAGCAGTATCTTGTAATTTAAATCCTTGCGCCATTAACTCAGCCTGTGCTTGTGCTGCTGCTTGTGCAGGTGTAACTCCAGTCAAAACATCTTTAGTTAACAATGGACTTAACTGACCACTAGTAATTGCTTGACCCAACCCGGATGATGCACTAGGTAATGAAACTGATACTTGTTGAGCAGGATTAGCAACTGGCAATTTAATTTTTGCAATTAAATCAATAATGTCTTGAATATATTTTGGCCATTCAGAAAATGGATTTAAGGCTTTAGGAAGTGTTGAAATAGTTTTAGCGAGATCTGTGGTTTGTAATTGAGATACTAATAATTGTTGGCTTAGTTGATCTGCTGCAGTCGCGTTTTTGGTTAATAATGCCAACTGGAGATCTAGTCTTAATCTTTCTTGATCTGTAATTTGACCTTGAAGGGCAGCATAAATTTGAGCCTGATCTACATCTAGTAATGTGCCTGATCTATCTAATACTTTAGCGGCAGCAGCCAGTTTTTTAGCATTATCTACAGCAGCCTTTTGTTGCGCGGCCTGTAATTTCAATCTTTTTTGATATGCCTCATTTATTTTATCTTGTGCAGCTTGTTGTTTAGAAGCATCTTCATAAGCCTTGGTGTTATTACGCCATATCTCATTTTGAACTTCCATGACCTTTTCATTTATACCAAGAATCTTATTCCAGCCATCAATAGACAAAGCAAAGAATTTGCCAACAGGTGAATCAATGACCATTTTTGCTAGTTCAGCAAATCTTATGATTACTGCTTGTAAATAGATTCCTAAGTTTTGCACAGAAGTAGATAATTCAGTAATGCTTGTATCACCACTTAAAACTTGTATAGCATTAACTAAACCTTCACCAATAGATTGTTTAGCGTTATCAGCTGCGACTTTGATTATATCTAATTTGCCAGCATAAGTTTCAGCATAGGCAGCAGCTTGTCCAGCTTGAAGGGTTGCTAATTGCTTGGTGATTGCATCCATGTCTTTTGTGGCAAGTGTGGCTGCATCAAGACCAGCATTTAGATTGGCTAATCCTTTAGTATTGCCTCTATAACCGGCAGTTAAAGCACTAACTACTTCTGATAAATCATTGCCAGTTCCTCTTGCAACATCTACTGCTAAAGCAAGTTCTTTTTGGGCTTTAGTAGCATCACCAGTTGAAGAATATAATTGAGTAAATGCTGAGGTTAAAACATCATCTGCAACACCTGTAGCCAAAGATAATCTTTTAATACCAGCAATAGCATCTGGAAATGCCATTAAAGATCCAGTATTTCTAAGAGTAGTATTTAATGCCTGTGCGCTCTTTTCTGAATCCGTAAAAGCCTTAACTGAACTTGTGCCAAATTGAATTAGTTTATGAACCGCAAATGCTGCACCTAAAGTTTTGCCTAGTTTATTTACTGTCTTATCAAATTGAGATAAATGTTTTTGGCCTTTAGTAAGTGCCTTACCATCAAATTCGCTGACAACATTGACAAAGATATTTTCTTGTTTTGCCATTATGGTTTAGCCGCCTTATTAAATTCTAGTATTGCATAATTGATTGAATTGATTACGGAAGGTATAACCTTGCCATTCTGTTTAGCCCATGCTCGATAAATCAATCGACCTTTGAATTTATCAGCGCCTACTAATTGTCCACCTAGTGAGTTAATAAATCTCAATCCTGCTCGTGGATTATCTGAATGGGAATAACTACCGCCACCCTTACCTTTAGCACCTACCCATGGCTGCCCGCTTGGATTCTTACGACCAGCAGTTTCATAAATAGCACCAGCAGCTGTGGTGTTTACAATTCTATATGAGGATCTAAATCCTTTGTCGTTAGCCTTTGTGCGACCCCTGCGATAAACAATACCTTTTTTAATTGTTATTGCATTATATGTTCTGTCAGATAATGCCCATACACCAGTTTGGTTCTGCCACTTAGACAAAACTTTTAATGGCACATAACTGCGAGCTTCATCTCTAACAGGAAGCATGACAGCGCTTATCTCAGCATTCATTTTTTGGTAAAGACCGGGCGTAAATTTACGCATGGCTCGTTGAGTATTACCGAGGCCTTTTAGCTCTACTGGCATTTCTCATCGCCTCATTTCGATCTTTTAAGACTTGGATTATGTTGTACAACATATCCGTATCTAAGTCTGTTAAAAACTGAGGGGCGATACCTGTCTCGACTGCCAAGGCGGCAATCGTATAAGTCATCGAACCTCTATCTAAAAATTTGCTTCGTCATCCAATACTTCGACTTTTGATAGTGTCTCCACAAATGCAAGGCCGAAAGTTGGAACAGTTACATCAGCTCTCCGTAAGCATTCCCAAGCAAGCCAGTAAATATCTGACTGCCTTTCTTGCTCACGGAAAGTCTTATGTATTCCTGATTTGAAATGTAATTCAAAGGCCATTTCGATCGCTGGGGTAATCGAATGATCCGATACCTCTCCAGTAGCCCTTGTGATTCGAAGTTTAGCCATTGTTTTTTATCTCCTTAGAATGATCCTGTTGTAGTTTGTACAACTGTTGAGTTACATGTGAAGGATTGGCTGGAGTTCGAAATGTCTCCAACTGCGCCGTTCAATGGTGTCAAGTTGTTAACAAGAATGCTAACAGTATATAGAGGATTTGTTGCCGATACTGCAGTTCCCTTTACAGGAAGTAGTACAGCTGTAACAGTAGTTCCATAAGCAGCCTGTAGGGTTGCTTGTACGCTTGCTGCTGCGAAATCGTTTAAGAAGTTCAAAGTTAGGGTGCTTGCTTCCAGACCTTTAACCATCTTATGAGCCGTATCACCTAATGCTGTGACTTCGAGTTCATCGAAATTCTGTGTAAGTGTTACTGATGTAATGTGGTCAGATAGATCAACTGAGTTAATCTTTACGCCAACATTATTTTGTAGAAATATGGCCATTGTTATTCCTTCTCTTTTGTGGGTG